TCTCCCCCCAGAGACGCGCCAGGTCAAACGCGACCCCACGGGCGCGTGATAGGTAATCCCCACGGTGTTCCTCAAACAACGGTAACACTTCTTGTTCAAAGATCATTTTGCCCCCTTTTTTACTTTTGGGTTAAAAAATGCCCCTCGCTTTTCAATACCGCGTGATTGGAAAAACCGTTCACAGGCATTACTGACCGAGGATGAGAGAGACCGAAAAAAGACAATCCCTTCGTCATCATGTTCAAGTCGCATGATTGATCCGTTCTTTTTACGTTCGCTCATTTGCCCCCCTTTATTGCGACAAGTGATACAGTTGACTCACCCTCGGTAACTTCGACGGGAAAAGGCTCCGTAGTGAACTTAGCCCACGCCTGGATGACTTTTGGAGACACGGTGATAAACTCCGCCACTTTGGCAATGCCCATGCCCTTGAGAACCGTGGCGAGAAACTTTTCAGCGTCTATGCTTTGACGACCCTTTCGTGTTTGGGTCTTAAAACCCGGAACGTCGGTGCCGGCGGCAATCCACTCTTTAATTTTCCCGTCAACCTCCCACTCATCCACCACTGAAGTAAACTTCTTGTACGCGTTCCAAAACCGTGCGGCGGTCTCAGGAGATGCCAATATTGCTTCCTTAGAAAATCCCGCGGCGGCAATGTCCGCGGCCTCGTCCATGGCAACAATGGTCTTGATTGGCTTCACCCAGACCGGGCATTCAGCTTTTCTGGCGCACCAAGAGCAGTACTGACACTCCGCAGGTGCCTCATTTTGCTTTCGTGCAATGCGCTCATAAAGCGCGGCGATCTGCTCTTCGGCTTCTTCTCGTACAACCTCAAACGTGTAATCGTCTTCGGAGTCAGCATAAACCAATACGCATCTAGCGGTCTGCTCGTCGTATTTGTCCATGGCGGCAAGCGCCAATGCTGTGAGTTGCAAACGATAGGATTCTGGTGGTTGCGAACCTGTTTTCAGATCCACAACCACCAGTTTGCCATCGGCCCCCCGACCGACGTAATCCGCGTACCCGTAAGAAATTTCTTCAAAAGCAATGACTAATGGGAGCTTCTCCTCAATAGACAATACCTTTGGAACATGGGACTTGATCCTCTTCGCCGCGTTCTGGGAAACCTCGTCGTAAGATACCCCTCCGCGCATGATAACCTCAACCGAGTCATGCTTGTCGGTGCCGCGCTTTGCGCTCGGACCCGCCGGCTTGCCAAGGAAATGCAGACACGCATTAAGTTTGTCTAGCTTTGAGTACCCAAGTTCATGGTGAGTACGTTCGGCGCTCATTTTGTTAACCTCCAAATCATGAACGCGTAGATGGCGGCGATTACCGTCACGCAATAGCAGATGGTAGCGTTATCGTTCACGCGGCCTCCTTCATGCTGTTTTCAACAGCAAACGCGATCACCTTGTCCCATGCCTTAACAAGCTGGGCGAGAGTGCCCTCGGAAATGTCGGCAACGTATTCCGAGTTTTTGGGGTTCCGCTTTTTGTTGTTAAGAAATCCCAAAACCATTTCCTCGCTCACTTTATCTTGTTCCATTAAAGCAAAAATTTGCTCAAGGGAGTTGCGGCGCGTTTCGTCGTAAACAAAATCTGGCCGAACCTCCGCCGGTTTCATTGACTCAACTACAGGCGTGTTCTCAATAAGAGTAACCGTCTGAGGTTCTTGAACCGGCTCAGATTTGACCCTTGTCATAGATGGTCGGGCATCAAAATCCTGCACCTCTTCCGCAAGGTAAACTCCGTTGAGGCAAGCAGGAAAAACTGCTCGGACCCCTTCAGCTACGACTCGCGCTGAAAGCATTTGAATCGGGTATTGTTTCCACGTTTGCTTCCCCGTGAGACCGGCATCAACCGCCCTTTTCCATGTCCATGACACCGTCAGGGTGCCGCCGGCGGGGTGGGAGAACTCCGCGGCGCATTCGTCCTCGGTACGCTTTACCCATTGAATCTTGCCGCCGGCAAGTTGAAACCGACTCAATGCCGCCTGACTCTTGAGAGCAGGGCGCCCTTGGACAATGTCAAACTCAGTTGCCACTGATGCGGGATGGCGACCTTCAGCCTGGGCGACCAACATCAATGCCAGTGCTTGATCTTGAGTTTTGATACCGAAAAGTCCGCTTTTCGTGATGCTTGATGCCATCCGTTCCATATCGGAAACGGGGATGATTGCGAGGTGGTTGCTCATGGTCATGCCTCCTTAAAATGGGATGTCATCCATGTCGTGACCGCTACTGAGCGGGGCGACTTTGGGAGCATACCCATTACGTTTGGACTCGTTGTGAGCGCTGTCACCGGCGCGGGGCGCCTGATCATCCTTTTTAGTCATGCTGAGGGTTATGTACGCCTCGCCCTCATCACTGACATTTTTCCATGCAGACACCCAATAATCGCCACCTTGGGCACCGCATTGGCAATCCTCATGAGTGTAAGACCCCTTGAAGTCAGGAATCTGTCGAGCCGCGTTGGCATCCTTTTTGGGGTTTTTCTTGAAACTCCCTTTTAATGGTTTAGGCATAGTTTTGTTCGGTTTTTGCTTTAGACGGCGATTACTTGGACGATTCGATGTCGTCGGGTTGCACCCCGGCGGCATCATTTTCTTGGTTGAGATCCAAACGCATTGAAATGCGCCCAGTGAGGAATGATGTCACGCAAGCCAAAATGGCGAGAATGACGATTTGATAACTATTCATGTCGTGTCGTGTTGTTGTTGGTTGATGCCGATCTTTCTCGGCGGTCATGTCCCTCGGTTTGAGGGAAAGTGGGTAGGGCGGTACTACGAAATACAGGCCAGGACGTATGCCCGTTGGTACGAAGGCGGAAATAAAACTCACGCGGAAGGAATCCAGTGCCATGAACTTCGTTGACGTAATCCAAAGCGGCACTCATGCACTCGTCTTTCACCGGGTTGAAATAATTGCGATGACCAGCATCAGGGCGAGGCAAGCGCAACAAACTTGATCAACGGCACTCATTCGCGAAATGACTCCATTACGACGCTGATGATTTTTCGGAGGAGGCCCGAAACCTTTTGATTCTCTTTTTCCGCGAGAACCCTGATTTGTTCGTAGACCTCTGGGTCTAGGCTGAAACTTACAGAGATTTTCTGTGCAGTTTTTGTCTTCAAAATGAAGCCTTTCGGTTTGGATTTGTTTAGGGGTGTGGTTTTTACTCTGTCCACCCAAACCACTATTCATGACATATATTGGCGACAAGCCAACTTTAGACAGACTAGGAATCGGATGAACGCCGTGAGTACTAGATCATTTTTTATTGTCCGTCAACTGGTTTTCTTAATTTTTTTTTGTTGTCAAAAATTAATGACCGAATGGTTTCTGAAATGCCGGAGGAGCCTCTTAAACACTCAATCTGCAACCATTCATCCGCTGTTAGAGTGATGCCTTTTGTAAAAGAGTTTCTTCCTGTTCCGCTACCTTTTTTGCGACCGGCGCCAATTCTTTTTCCGCCTCTTCCCACGTTCAATTTGCGAGGTTGCCATGGCGTAAGTCCAAGGACGGTGCCATGCATAATGACGGGTCCGACAAGTTCGCCGCCGTATATATGTTTGATGCGACGCGTGATGGGTTTTTCATTCGGATCGATTTCCCCAGGGATAAGGTTCCCTTTTAGGGTAAATGCCCTTTTGGTGGGACACAAACGGATTCTATCGCCGGTTCGTTCCGTTATGCGCCAGAATATTTTATCGTTCGGATGAGTGCCTGTTGTGGAGATCACAAGACCGTTCAATGGAAACCTCGTTGTCATACCTAACAACGTACTCACGCTTTTGATTTCCGTCAAAGACGGAATTCATACAACACGTTAAATAAGCGTATGTATTAGTTGCTGTCTTGCCATACATCATCATCGTCCGTTTCGGTATTGTCGAGGTCGCCCGATGCCCAGGCTTGCGATAGGTGGCAAATGCCAAAATCATTACCCCATTCCGTTTTTGCAAAACGCGTCACGCCATTTTCTTCATGCGAGACAACAACAAACCCCAAATCAAAATGTTCGGTAAGAATCTTCCTTGCCATCTCCATTGCGTGAAGACGGCCCTTGTGGTCTTCGGGGACTGCTTGACTCATGCCGTTTTGATTGTTCGGTAATGAGGCACAGATTGTAGTTTAACTCGACGCTGTACCATGAAAGATTGCGTTTCAACAACGCCATCCGCCACTGCTTGATTAAGGATTCTTGCGGTGTAACTAGCGCTTCGCCCTATGTTTTCAGCTATCTCAAGCACGGTCTCCCAGCCAGGGGGAACTTTATCTGGTAGTTTTTTACCGGCGCGGCATAGAATACCGGCCCAATCATTGAGGGTCATATCCTCTTTGCGTTTTTTTAAATTGGCAGTCGCCATTGTTCGTTGTGGTTTTTTTGGGTTATGTGCAATGAAGATTGATTAAGAGATTCGCAATATTCCCCCCATAAAAACGCTTGGGTCCACGCAAAGGTGGAACGCCTAGTCTTTGCGTATCCTAGTGCGTTGCGCGCGGTTAAGGTTCCAATATTGTACCCAGTTCCGCCGGCCTTTGATCGGGCGGATGCCATGGAAACTTTATGAGTGTGCCCAAAGACAATTTTGCGAATTGTTCCATCACAATATTGCTCTGCCATGTCGCGCGTGGCACTTTCACCATAACAAGTTCCATGCGTGAATCCTATATCGGCAATGCTCCAAAGTTGCTCAATACCATCATATGGTAAAAACCGAGCGCCTATGCCTGTGCAAGTATTCTCAATGCCTTCGCATATCTTGTGAGCCGCATACGCGGTATCAGGGCGCTTCGATTCCCTCAGCTTATAAGCACGGTCCTCATGGTTGCCGGCTAAAACCACGTTGGGACGAAGTTCGCGTAGATGGGTAAACCCAGTATCGACGTCTGGCGCAATTTCTTCCCCTTGGCATCCTGACCCTGTACCTCCCCCTAGTAACGCCGTCAGATCAATAAAATCCCCCAAATGTATTGTGGTTGCTGGTTTAAACTTTTCTTTAAATTTGAGAACGGTTTTCCATGCATCTTTATCAACGTACTTCGCGTGACTACAAGATACCGCAAGGATCCGTTTCCACTTGTGGGTTATGTTAGCCACAGAATTTGGATTCGCAGTCAGCGGTTCGGTTTAACCACCCAGTCAGGTTGTCAGCGCTAGGCCCAACTGCAATGTGCCGGTAATAACTGACCGCCTGGTCGCAGATGTCGCGCCCTAATTGAACGGGATCTACTTTGTATGAATGAGAGAGGGTGATGTCCCCCATGACGCCATCGTCATCAACTCCAAGGGATCGTTGCAGAAAAAGCGTTGCCTCATGAACGCCCGCGTTTACCGCAAAATTTGCCCAGACGTAACAGGTCGGATCTGGGAGTTTTTCGCCCCATGGCAACCAATAGTTAGAGGCGTACTTTGAGATTAACCAATGAGGCGTCAGCGTTGACGGGTTAAGACCATCGTCACGTTGCTCAAGACCGGCAAAGCAAAGGCCGGCACCATCGTGATCATTTTCAAATTCGATCTCACCGGCATGGGTAACCGTAGCTTCCCATGGAAGTACCCACGCCAAAAATCTCTGAAAGCGTGGAGACTCGTCTTGTGCCGCTAAAAGTACGTCAGCGATTGTCACTTGGGTTCGTTGTTTTCAAACGTCCGCTGAACGGTTTTGCCGGCGGCAAGGGCACCCACCGAAACACTCAACAGATTTGCAAGATTTGGTCCGATATCAAACGTGGTTTTGTCTAAAACATGTCGAACAATCAAATAAGCGGTCACGCCAACAATAGAGAATGTCACCAAAACCAATGATACTCGGATGCTAGAGGCTTCCCCAGAATGTTCAGACAGCATGTCTTTTAGCCAGGCAAAGAATTTTTGAATCATGGTATGAGGTGGGCAATGGAAGCTAAAGTTACACGACCTAAACCGTAAGCAGTTAAACCAATTGTCGCGTAACAAAGAGCAGTTGCGATTAGGTTCCATGGGGTAGGGAAGTCACGCATAATTTCACCGGCAAACATTGTGCCAACGTAGAGTGCAACGAAAATTGCCCAGGCAATCAAAACAACGTCGCGTTCCGCATTGGATTCATGAAGGGACGTTTTTAGTTTTTCATTTTCCAAAGTGACTTTTTGCAACGCGGATTGAGATGAGTCGTAGGCGTTTTGAACTGTCAGTGTTTTTTCTTCAGCGTCGTGCAAAAGGGAATCCAAATGAGCCGCGGTTTGAGCAATCTCACGCGGAGTAATTTTGGAATAATCCACCGGCTCCAATGCCAAGCAAAATTGCCATCCGTTTAATATTAAGACCGCAAATAGAAAGTATGCTTTCATTTCTGATGCGCGGCCCATTGTTCAATTAATACCGTTTTGGCGTCCGCTTGAGACAAGTCAGCGCTAATCCCGGTGGTAATCGGTGTTACATGGTGCGTTTCTTTATGGGCGCACCCGACCAAAAAGACGCTAGTTGATAATAGTAGGAGTATTCGGCGCATGGGTTAGATGAAATTCGTTACGAAGGGTTGCAAGTTCTTCGCTCATGGAATCCAGTTTTTGCGTTTTAACACCGGCGAAATAAACGGTTGTGATGACCTGGAGAAGAAATCCCAGCGCAACCGTTCGTAAGATCAGTGAATTAGAGTCAGCGCTTTTTTGCCGCTCATGCAAAAGTGTTTCTATGCGCTCTATTCTGACTGCTAAATCTGTTCTTTCTTCGTCGCTCATGATGCCGCAACGGTTGAAATGGTTGAGTAAAGGTCCACGTCTTCCGAGTAAAGAGATTGGATTGCATCAATCTGACTGGGATTCAGCGTGGGCTTTTTGGACGGATTGGTCTTGTTGACAATCGTCACAGGCGTTGGCAATCCAAACGTCGTTGCCAGAGCATTAAAGTCTAGTTTGGCAAAATCGTGATAAGTAATCCCTTCTGGGGGCGGATCCCCAACAAGTAATGTTTGCTTGCGGAAATGTCGGTTGATCGTTGCGGGGTCCTGCTGACCGATCCACGTTATAAAATCATCGACCCCCAACCAACACGGAACGCCGCCAGTTTGAAGGGCATAGGCGGATACAAATCGATCAACAGGATTTCTAATGATGGCATGCGCAATTCCTGTTGGGGTAGGCGTGACGGGAATGCCATAGAGATTCCTGACCGCTTGCCCCGTTTGTTTCACCGGCCCAAAAAATGTTTTCTTAATAAGACCCGTTAGCAAAGACGATGCATTGCGGAAAATAACGCAATACGAAGTTCCATTTGGCAAATTAATGTAACTGGGGGCAACGGGATTGTTTGTTACGATTGGTCGATAAAATTGATGGGTCTTAGTATCGAAGTAACTACCAATTCTCGTATTGCGGCGAGGAATTGGGTTGTTTGTTTCTGCCAATACAAAGGTTTGATTTCCAAACAATGCTTGAACATACGCGATTCCTGATGCTTCGTTCGGAACAAAAACATCATCAATCGGTATAAGATTTGTAACTAAATTATTAGAATCAAGTTGAGCAAATATTTTCATATTACGCCGTGTAATTAATGCTACCTTGCGTTATAATGACTTGATTGCCATTGCCATCGGGACTTGCCGTTCCGTTTGTTGATCCAAATTTTGATGACGGAATCGAAAGAATCACGACTCCTCCATATCCTGCTGATGCACCACCCCCACCTGATTGTGCGTTACCAGAAAATCCACCGGCACCATAATTTAGGGTAGTAGCTCCAAACGCCGCAACGTCACCATTATCAGGGTCTCCACCACCACCACCGGCTCCATAATAAGCTAAAGAACCAGTTATAGATGAAGGAATCCCATCTCCGCCATAGTATGTCGTAACATCTGCATTTTCATCATAAGAAGAATGAGGAGCATTAACCCCATTACCTCCAAATCCTCCCGATTTTGAAGTTTTACCATTATCAAATCCCGAATACCCGCCTGCCGCTTGAGCTAAAATGGTAGACCCAACAAAAATTTTAGAAAGCCCCCCGTCCCCAGGTTGTACAAGTTCAGTATTAGAAGAAGCACTTGATGATGCACCAGGGGCTTGACCATAACCGGGAGCGCTACCACCGACGCCAGCAGACAGCGTATAAGTGACGCCAGGGGTTAAAGTAAGAGTTCCAGTGGAAACAGCACCCCCGTTTCCGCCAACGCCACCCGTTCCGCTTTGCGTATCCTGACCTCCGCCCCCGCCACCTACTACAAGGTAAGTTACCGAATACGGGGTAGTGTTAGCCGGCGCAAACGCTACCAAACTAGTAGCGTTGGATATCTGGAGGCCAAGACCTAGAGACATTTGATTCTAGGTCGTGTAAGCAATTGCAGATCCAGAAACAAGTTGTATACTTGTCCAACCACCATAAATAACAGTTCCTGCTGGAAAGCTAACACCCGTAAGTGCATCTCCCGTCAAATTGCCTACGGTTCCGCTAGTGTTAAAAACAGTGGCAGTTAGAATTTGTATTGCGTAAAAGTTGCCGTTTCGTGCAGTTGTGGATGTAAAAAGAACCCCACCTTTACCACCTGAGTCAAAAGGATTTCTAAGATATAATGACATATGTTTGGTATTTAAAAGTTACGCAATGGAGTTAAGGGGGATTGAAGTGCCGCCAGTTTCAGCAACACCAACCAGGGGCGATTGTTTTTCTGACACAATGCGCTTTTGGTTTACTTGATTAGCAATAACAACATGACCGGCTCCAACTGTTGCTGTTTGAGAGGCCGCGGGAATAGACTGACTCTCCCTGGCTAAAGGCCCATCAATGGGATTGCCAAGGTCGTTCCACCGGCGAATCATGGCGTTTGTTGTATCGGCGCTATACACGCTTTTGATAACAATTGCCAAAGCGTTGGTTGGAGCGGTTCCAAATGTAACAGTTCCCAATCCACCAAGTCCCCCAGTTATTGTGTAATCAGTTGTTAGAGTTTTGATTGTTCCCCCAACCGTGACAATTAAGTCATTGGGTTCTAAAAATGGGAATTTAGTGGGGAACGAGGTTTGCGTTCCATTGCCGGTATAACCTACCGACGAGGTTTTGCTTGGTCCTAGTGACATGTTGTTATGGGGTTGGGGTTTCCGTTATTGGTGATTAAAAATAAACTGCTACTGAAATGTTGCTTGCTGGATCCGCCGCCGCGGGAGCAGACCAGGTGCCGGTTTGGCTAATGCTTTTAAAATTCACTGAAAATCCAGAGGCAGAAATAACCGTTTCGTAAAGTTCTCCAGTTCCGCCTGTAGAAACTAATACCGCGTAATTGGCAGACGATGGAACTGTCGCAAAACTAAATGTATAGACTCCAGTTCCTGCTGTATGAGCATACGTTAAATTTGCGCCAGCAGTTGGAGATGCTCCTGCGGAAACCGTTGATGCTGGTGACCCAACATATGCCCACGCTCGCGCTGAATAACTTGGGGCGGATCCCGTTGCAGTGGACAATGCCGTTGCGGTTGCCGCATTGCCGGTTGTGTTTTGGTTCCAAGTCGGAACAGTTCCAGTAAGTCCAGAATACGCCACGTTGGTTGCCGTTGCCGCGTTACCAGAGCAAGCAAGGGCATTAGTTGCCGTAGTTGCGGTTGCGGAGTTGCCAGAGCAAGCAAGCGCCGTGGTAGCAACAGTTGCGTTAGAAAATGCATTGCCACTGGTTGCCGTGTTGATCTGCTGAATTTGCATTTCAAGAAAATCAAGGGACTGTTCAATTGATTGAGCCGGCAAAGCGTCACCGTTGGTAAACACGGTAGGTTGAGTTAATGCCACAACCCTTGAAATTGTTACGGTGCTTCCATTGCCAACCCCCGTGCCGGCAAGGGGAATGACAACACTTCCGTTAAGGTCAAATCCCCCGCCAATAACAGTGTAATCTGTGCCTGACGTTAACGTCGTTATGGTGGATCCAGTGGTTTTGGTAATAACTAAATCTGAAGATTGAAAAAAGACAAAAGGGATCGGATAGGATGTCGTTGCGGACCCATTCCCAGAATAACTAACAGAAGAACTAGAGGTTGTTAGGGCCATGATCTAATCATGGATATAACATTACCTAACTAACCCGCAAGAAAAAACGATTACAAAGACTCCATTTTTTCAACAATACCTTTATGTTTAATAACGTGTTTATTATCTTTGTCCATTGCGCCAATGTTCCGGGCACCTTCAACTAAAGGTTTTGCCGTATTGGCGGCGGCGCTGATGCCGGCGATACCGTGGGCTAAAGCACTTTGGTTGAGCAAAATTAAGGCCGCTGAAAACAAATCCAATCCCGCTTTGCTTGCGCTTAGGTAATCTTCCGTTGCTCCCTTTCCTTTCACAATCTTTTTACCACTATTGAGCATTGATGCCAGGTACTGAGCCGCAGGAATTGGAGACCCAATAAATGGTTTTTTCCCTGTTATTGCCTCTTTTGCCATGTTCGATAACGTCGAACCTATGTAATAAAATCCGTAAAGGCGCCCTGCAAGGGCCGCGGCAATGTACTCATTCCATGAATTGACATCTTCTTTTTCTTGAGGGGATCCAAAAAGTGCCGCCATGCCCTGCAAAATTGCGGCTTCCATAATGCCCGGAAGTGTCCATGCCGCCAACGCTTTGGTTACTTTATTAGTGGCGGTTCCCAGTTTTTGACCTTCTGGAGCATTTCGGATGTCCCTCGGCAACGTAAGCAGTTCGTGCAAGGCAATACCTAACCCTTGCCGAGCTGGTCCGGCAAACATTTGCATGGCGGCAAGAAGGGGGTGTGCCTGTTGTAGAAATGGTTGATCAATGGAAAACCCAACGGGGTTTATGCGGTGAAGTGCGTCGCGAGTTCGCTTTTCGGCGTAAGCATGCGCTTCGTTTGGTTTCATTCCATCCCCAGTGGCAGATCTAAAAGCGGCGTCATAGACAATTGCCGCGGTAGTTGTGTTGCTAATCCTCATAACCGCCGGGATCCACGAATGCGCCACGTCCCCGATAGCTTGCCCGGTGATGGCAAGGTTGCGTATCTTTTCCCCTTTTTCAGCAACTGCCAACGCATTTTTAGGGTTTCCATGCTCTGGCAAAAAACTTTGTACAACATCACTGCTGTACGCGTCTTTCAAAGACAGGGCGCCTTGACCAAGAGCAACATTACGGGCCGATTGCAAAAACTCCGTAGGATCCAAAATCATTGCCGCCGCGGTCATGCTGGTCAAATGCTTGACCGCCACTTTGGGGTTAAATCCAAGGATTGCCGTTGCCCCGTAACCGACAGTGTCCCTTGCAATTCTTTCAACCCCCTTAATGATACGCCCGGATGTTTGATCTTCGCGGGCAATCCCTTTGAGTATGTCTTTAACTTGCCCTTCTTGATCAGCGCGCACCGATTTTACCGCATTGAGTACCTCGTTACTACCCATGGTAGATTGAAGGTCTCTGTTAAGTTGAACGTGACTAAGCCAATAGTTTTGCTCCCGCGTATGGGCAAGGTAGGTTGTCCAAGCATTGTTTTCTTTGTATTTGGCACTGTGTTGAGTTCGATTAATTGCCCATCCTGGGACCGTTGACGCACCGCCACCGAGTTCTCCGGGTTCTTTGGCCTCGTCTTTGCCTTTTGCAGTTTCCCACGACCCAGAAGTCGTTGCGTAATTGTCGTTACGCGGCATAGACATGCCAAACTGACGTTCAAACTCAGGGTTAATTTTATCGTAATTGTCGTATGCTTTATCGCGAAGGAATGACCAAAATGCCTTGGCTTCTCGATCTTCTTTACCGTCTTCAGTTAATCCTATGTAATTTTGGAGCTTTTCAGCTACATCGTCGCTCATTCCCGATAATTCAAGTGTCCGCCGGTATTTCGGTTGGCGCCATGCCAAGAGTCGTTGCATGGCATCCAATTTTGATAATAGCAAAGTAGTTTCATCTCCACTCTCAGGGTCAATCTCGCGAAGATCCAACTCGGTAACGCGAGACCGCGGGTTTCCATCAATACGGTTAAGGCTAAAAATCAAACGGTCGTAATCAGCGCTTAGGAAGTTGTTTTTGTTTTTTAATGCTTCGCGCGCGTCAGCTATCATCACCTTTCTGCTATTCAGAGTACGGTTTTCAATAACTTTAATTCCGCTTTCGTTTGTATGGGAAAGCCTAGCCAATGCTTTTTGAAACTTTGTTGTAGTCTTTAAGTCAAGGGGGGTTCCAACGCCATAAGCCATATCCACGATATAACGCATGGCGTCATGGTCGGCTTGACGGTTTAATTCATGCTCATGCATGACGCTGTCTAAAATTCTGTCCGTAATATCCTGCCCGACTTTAGCGCCAAAGATATGGTCTAAAAGTTGAGGTGTACTAAATTGAAAATCCAAAAGCCGGCGGATGCCCGACGCAACACCACTTCCTCGCAACTGGGCTTCACGTTTGTTGCGACTTGTGGGTGTTTCATCTAACCCGGTGGCGCCTTTAATTAACTCAGCTACCTTTGTTTTGATTTCGGCGGCGCGTACCGCCTTTTGTTCTTTTAATTCGCCGCGCGCATTGTGGATCAGATCATCCAATTGCTTTAATGCCAACTCACTTTCTGAAGCAGATTTTTCTGGATTGGTATCATCTTTCAAAACCCATTCTTTACCTTTTGGCGTTTCGTGAATAATCCAGGGTGAAAAGTTTCCATGAATATTGGCAAGCCCGATTTGTTGAAGGATTTTGTTGCGTTCTACGTCTTCTTGCTCAGGCGAAAGTTTTCCATCCGAATTTACGTTTTTTAAATCGGAATTAAGATTGTCAATGTGCTTGTCCAACTCGTCTTGAGTCATATGCCAGAGTTTGTAGATCTCTTGTAACTCTTGATATCCCTCAACCGATATTTTGGAATTTTTAGGAGCTTTACCTGGCACATTGCCTTTGACCGCGGCGTCATAAAGTTCGTATGCCTTATCAACAAAAGTTTCTCTAAGTTGCGTATCAATGGCGCGACCGGCTCGGTCAATGACATTGATTAGGTAATTAGCTTTGTCTTCATCTTTGGTTTTTTTTGCATATTCGGCATACGGGTTGCCAAACTCTCCGCGTATTTCTGGGGGTAGGGTGCGTAAAATTGAACCAAGTGTAGTAAGGTTTTGTTCCATTTCGCGCCTGATCGCCGTGCGGTCACGTTCAGTTCCTTTTTCTGCAATCATGGAGTTTAACTTATCCATTGATTCCTGTACGGCGCCAAAGCGCGCCGCGGCGCGTTGGATGATTTCTTGTTTTCTTGAAGGCGCCCCTTTCATTTGATTTTCAAACTCTTCGTAAATGCGATCACGTTGAGCCTGAGAACTAATTGAAAAGGTTGTCCCTTCTCCCGCATGGAATGCCTCCGCGGCATTTTTACGCGCAACCATGGCGGCGTCTAAATAATCCGCCGGTTTTGCCGCTTCATTAGCAACTCCGACTTTTGCAAAAAGGTTTTTTTCTGCGTACCAAACTATGGCTTGCATATCCGCTTCGCTAAGTTTGATTCCCATTTTTTCTAACTTGGCCTTTGCATTCAAAACAATATCCGCAAAGTAATTGCGGAATGATTTGTTTTGAGGCGCGCCCTTCATCCCACCTTCGTTAAATAAATCACGCGCGGCTTTTTCTATTTCATAACCATCAGGGAATTTGTGAAACGTGTTTTCTGTATATTCATTATTTCCACGCGCCCATCTTTGCATAATTTGATTGCCGGCCTTTACCGCCGCTTCGTCATCAGTCATTGCCGCTTCTTTATCAACTCCGTAATCACGGGCGCCGAGGGCGCTTAATTTATTACGAAACTTAGCAATCAATTCCTGCATCCGATCCGACTCCATGGGCTGAGTGGTTTCTCCCAGATAACGATGCATGGATCGCGTGTACCAAAGATCCATCGTGATCGTATCGAATCGACCTCGGAGATTGTTAAAAAATGAACCGATCTTGGGGCCAAGTACGGCGCTACCGCGCACAGTATCCTTTAGGGTGACGCCTTGTGGTTCCAATCCATGGATGTCCCTAAGTTGTTGACCCGTAACCTCTGAATCCATGAATTCACGGAACTTAGAAAGTCCATGCTCATCGATCATATCCTGCATGAACTTGAGATTTTGATTTATTGGGTCGTTGGATTTGGCAAATTCAAAATGTGAAGGAATTCGCCCCGTGCGTTTGTATTCAGCAAAAACCTTTTCAGCTTGTTTGAAGTTTTCGGTTACCGTGTACCCCTGGGACGTGCTTGCCAATATCCCGATGTAGACCGCCATTGAGTCAGGATCCTTTTCAAACTCAGGATGCATTTTTGACAATTCATGAAGAGTTTCCCTGACTCGCTCATCATACCACCCCGATCCTGATCCGTTTTTAGAAAGGCCCGTCAGGATGTCATGAACTAATGAATCGGAGGCCGAATTGCGACCCTCTTTGGATCCCAACTTAAACATGCCAAATCCGTTTTTTTCTTTAAAACGAGCATCCAAATATTGAGCCAACTCCCTAATGTTTTCAAATTGGCGACCATTTAAATCCTTTAGGATTGCTGTAGTGGAAGTGTAAGGCGTTTCTAATTTAGAAAGCGCTTCAGTCGCTTGAGCGGCGGCAAGTTTATCCGCCTCGTATTTCTCTATTCTGCGTTCTGCGCGGTCAACGACCGAGATAATCTTATCCCCTTGTTCTCCCCCGATTTCCGAAGCACGATCCCGTGCTTTTTGAAGGATTCCTCGGTATTCATTCTCGTTGGGGAATTCTGCCGTGCCAGTGAATCCTTCCACGCTTGCGCGAGCGCTAATATTTCCTTGGGTACGTTGGAGTTCGACATATGCTTTTACCTTTTGTGTATCCTCATCTTGGGTTTCTTTAAAAACAAGTGAGAATGTTCTTGTTTTTGGGTCATAAGAAAATCCATTCATGCCCCCGGATTCTAAACCAGCGGCAACAACGTCCGCTTTTCCGGGTTTAACTTGAAAAGAAAATTGATGGTCAACTCCTCCATCATGTTCACGCCATAGCATTGTGGCGTTTTGTAAATCAGGTGCTGTTGCGCCTATAATTGCCGCCATTTCTTTGGCGACTTCCATATCGTCGGTATCAAAAACAACATGTTCGGGAACTTCCGTTGAAAGCTCCCCTTTTTCGCCCCATCCTTCAATTTGCGCTTTTCTATCTAGAATTTTAATTCCGTAAGCATCCGCAACGTCGTTTGTGACTTGTTGAAGGTGTTGGTATTTTGCGGAATTTTCGCGCTTTAGCATTTCGGCGCGCTTTAATTCTTTTAATCGATCAGTTCTTACAGGGGCAACCGCGGACCTAATAGAATAGTTTTCACTTCCCCCAATGCGTTCCTGACCTTTTTTGACTAGTATTAAATCAGGTATTCCTGATGGGTTTCCGCCATCCTCACCTCGCGGGAGCAAAATTTCTTGATTAGTTCTAAGTATTCTTGCAATAACGCCTTCTTCGTTTTGACCAACCAATTTCACTTCGTCATTGCCATGCCGGTAGACATCTCGGTCGCGTATAGCTTCTGCTAAAGTGCGCGTTGCAGGCGCAAGTGATGCCGGTCCAACGGCTGGGGTTGCGTCACTTACTCTGGCCCCAATAAGATCCGCCGTTGCTTTAGCTTCTCCTGGCGCAAGACGCGAATCAATTGGAAGTCCCAATGTTTGGGCAAGATGGTTTTCGTATTCAGCGGGAACTGCTCCAGAGTTTATAGCTTGGTGCAATACTTTTGCCCTAGACAAGACGTGCGTAAAATACGCCATCATGGTTTTAAAGAATCCTCTAAGCGCGCTAGGCGCCGCCTTGTATGCGGCAAACTTACCGCCCGCATAATCAAGTAAAACTTTTGTATTGGCCTCTATTATGGCTTCCTCATCGTTTTCATGCTCAGGCAATAGATACAGATGGTCTTTCCCATCGATAGCTTTCATGCCGGCCTCAGTCTTGCGGATCCACCCGACTAGGTCTTCTTTGGTGATCTTGCCTTGAGCAATAGCGCGTTTGGTCGCGGCGTCTGATGCTTCGTGAATGAATGTTTGAGGACCGTAATCCAGTACTTTTATGACATCATGGTAGATATTGTTCCGCCACTCACCTTTGGTCCAACCGTCCACGAATGCTTGAGACAGGGACGTGTTTTCTCCAGGCAAAGCAATTTCAACTGAATGCTTTGCTTGTTCTGGCGTTTTGTCAGATTCACCCCGATCCAATTGATCTTGCACTGTGCGATTGGGGTCAAATTCGGTACTGACCTCTCGGTTTTCAATGCCTTGCCCTTTCCAAACATTTTCAAAATAATCAACCAACGCATTAAAATGAGTAATGCGATTGTTCATGAAATACTCGTTCAGCTTATCAAGTCGCGCCGTTGCAACATTGATGTCAGGGGTATCACCCGCCGGAGCCAAACCACCTTTACCATCAGGAACCAACAATCGATAATTGCCATTGTCCAACTTAATCATGTTGGGGGTTTCTGGGCTTTCAGCTTTAAGGCGCGCCAGCATGTTATCGGTTTTGGCTAACTCCTTTCCATCAGCAGTTGCTTTTGCAGTCATTTCTGCCCCCAAAGACGCCAATAACGATGGAAGTTTTTCCACCGGCGTGTTTTGCACTTCAGAAATTTGCTCGTTACTTAACCCCCATTGCCTCAATCCTTGTTCGTCTTGTGCAATTTTTGCCACCCCCGCGGCAAGTTCCGCGTCTTTGTAATGACCGCGCAAGGCGCTAGGCGCGCTTAACAAAGCAAACGTCGCGGCCCTTTCAGGTTGTTGCATGATTAAATCAACCAACTTATCAGTGCCAGGGGTTTTGTCTTCGCCCTTTGGAGTAAACAATTGGGCAATGCTCTGCGCCGTAATGTTGGATATATCGGCGGCATCCATTCCGGCAATTGCAGTTCCCGTATGAGCAACATAGTTTAGCAATTTTCCGCCCGTCATCGATGCTAGGCGTTGCTCCATCCAAGGCATTGCCGCCGTAACGGATCCAAATGACAACGACATTGCCGCCGTTTGTGGCACTGTTGCTAGTGCCGCATAGGCATTGGCTTTAATTACATCCATGCCTTGGGAGATTGCCCAATTCTGGTTTTGACCATAGTTTGCCGCGCCCATAAGTGCTGTTCCTACACGGGCGCCACCCAATTCAAATGAAGCTACCCACGGCAATGCACCAACAACGCCTCGCGCAAGATCGGTAGCGGTTCCATAATTGTGGAGTGGGTTAACCACATTATCGGCGGCACTTTTGATTTTAGCCGCAAGTTCGATTTTGTTAAGTTCCTTGCTTTTATCTGCTTCCGACGCATCACCCAACATGATGTCCGTGCCTTCTGCCAAATTCCTTTTCCAAGGCGTTTCAATGTCTGAAACAATTCCGCCGGTTGATCTAGTAAGTGTTTGCCCAAGATTTGTGAACCACCCCTTAATGCTTCCGGGGTCCATACCGTCATCTTGTGATTTTTTAATCTGCCCGACCAAATTAAAAAACTGTTCCTGCTTGTCTCCATCCATATCCGCTAATTTGTCAGTCAACCCAGAGATGAACTTGTCTTTATCGGTCTGGTTCGGGTTACCTCCAAACATTGCATTAGGAATTTCCCCAAGATCTTCAGCCACTTCTTTAAAACTAAATTTATCTGAAAGTGCATTAACCGTTTGATGGGCTAAATCAAAAAGAGGACTGTTGGCATCATTTACGCCTTTTGCATATGCATTTGAAAATGCTTCGTGAACATCTTCTGGAGAAGTTTTGCCGCTTGCTAAAGCAGTTCCGTTTTTAAGACTCCACTCTTGTTCCGCGGTAGCCGGGTTGCTTTGCGTTCCTGACAACTTGTCTCGGAATGCCTGATAATAGGCGTCTTCGTATGCTTTATCCGTATTTATCTGACCCGTAATATGGGTCTTTGCCATTGCAAGAAAATCGGCGTCGTTTGCGGGAGGTTTCTCGCCCCACGAAACGGCAACCTGATTTCGTAATGTTGAATAATTGTCTCCAATTTGTGCGTCGGTTTGCCCGGTCAAATGAGATACAACCGCCATCCCAACCCCCATGTTCATTGCCGCTTTTGGGTCGTATTGCTGATTAGCCCATTTTTTTAAATCGGGCGCATTTCTATCTGGATCTTCAAGCAAATTGGAAACCCATTGCATTCCGTTTTTTTGAGCCTGATAGGCAAATGCATCAGACTTAGGGTCTCTTGAAGTTGTAAGGGGGTTAGGGGACGTTATAGGAACCGCCGATGGCGTTGATAAAGCAGTTGAAGGTTCTTGAGATGCTGGGGTTGCGGAAGGCGTTGGAATATCATCCAAAGCAACGGGCGCCGGTGTTGTTTTGGGATCTACCGGCGGGGTTGTTGTATCTGCCATAATTATGAATTTTCTGAACTGTTAATACGTTCGTAAGAAGCAACTCCTACTCCATCTTTGGGATGACCTTTTGTGGGGGTCCAAAAATCAAATCGCCGTCCTTTCAATCCTCCCTTTGTGGTATCGTCCCACGTTTTTGTTACCTCGGTTCCATCTGCCAATTTCAATCGATACTGATCTCCAGGTTTTCCTCCTGCGGCGCGAAGTTCTTTAGCCGTTTCGGGATCTACTCCAAACGAGTTTTCGTTTAGTTTGTTATCGTGATTTCCAATAATCCCATCTTTTGATCCCCTGACTTCCGAGGGCCAATAATTGGTTACTTTTGCCCCTGCTGGGGCCGGTGTCGCTGATGGAAATGACGACCCCTGATTTTCAGTTTCTGCGTTTGTCGTAGGTTGGTTGAATTTGGTGCTAGGCGCATTAATGTCCGAATTCCAATAATCTCTAAAATCACGTTTAAGATAATCGCTAAACGATTCTTTTAATTTGGGAATATTGCTTGCGGCTCCAGGGGCTTGCGTTAATTCGGAAATTACCTGACGCGCATGATCAATGCCGCCACCCTCTTTGTTCATCCGAGTTTCAAATGTAGCCAATACGTTTTGATAATTCTGAAGACGTTCTGTTGCCGCTTGCTTTTGTTTGGGATTGTTTTTGTCTTTGGGATCCCCCGATGGCCCATTGAATATGCCAACATTATCCATTTCGGTAAGTTGCTTCATGCCAAAGTCACGCGCCTGTTGATCAGGCGTAACCTTCAAACGATTGGTAATTGCTTCGTCATGGCGTTTTTGAAGTTCGTCTTGAAGTGGCTTGCGTTCACTTGGAGGAACCGTCATCAGTTGCCTAGAAATTTCGTAATATTGTTTCCACGGGGAATCAGGAGATTCCAAAATGGGGCGATAGTTATAAACAGATTTGAATGCTTCTAAAGTGGCGTTATCACCGTCAGGAGTACCGGCAACATATTTGTTGAGATACGAATCGCGCGCCACTTCTTGATCTTCTGGTTTTAAAACCAAATACTCTGGGGACTTAGTTAGGGCTTCTAAAGTAGGTGGTTTGTTTTTGCTATCCATCAACGCACCCACGGCATTTATTTTTTGAGTGTTTTGATAATTATCAACGCCTGTAGCTACGTTCCTGTAGTTTTTAAGTTCTTCCGGCGTGATGCGGGAAAATGCATCCATGGGAAGGTTCTTATCTAACGCGTCTTGTATTTCTTTTTTTGCCTGTTCGGGATTTTGATTGATGTATTGAGTCAACCCATCCTTTTGTTGGGCACCCATAATTTGGTAATCCCATTTTTCTTTTTCAGTGGGCGAAAGCAACCCATCTTGCGCGGCTTGCCAATTTTGAATGTAAGCACCTTTGTAATCGCCCCTGTCTAAAAAGTTTTGAACAGAATAATCAATCGATTGTTTTTTTTGATTGGCATACGCAATAAAGGCATCGTGCCCAGTTTTGACCATGTCACTGGCCTGTGTATGCAAAATGTCTGACTGAAGCATTTGCTGACCGTAAGGGCTAATGCCTTGAGTCAGTTGGCCGTAATTATCGTTAAATTGTTTTTGAAGAATTGCCCATTGGCTCGGATCGGTTTGGGATTTTGCTTCGTCTAACTTTACTTTAGCGGCGGTGTAATTGTTGTTGAACGTGGCAAGGGCATTGGTTTTTTCCATTTTCCCCAATTCTCCAACACCTTCTGAAATTGAACGGTCGAGTTTTCCTATGTCTTCACCGATGCTTGCATAAGCGCGCCCAGGCGCGCCGGCTTCTGAAACGTTTTGATGCAATGCGGCTCCGCCTTCATCAATGGATGCTCGTATTTGGCGGTACGTTTGATCCCCCGGTGCTGTTGCTGTTTCAAGCCCAGGCGTTACCGCGTTTGGAGCATTAGGTACTTCTGAAAGAGGAATTGCCGCCATAAATTATCCGTTTGCTGGAATTGCTCCAAAAAAGGTTCCACCAAGGTTTTGGTTTAGATTTACTGCTGAATTAAATCCTTCGCCGGCTTGTGCGGCGGCGGAACCGACACCCGCAATTGCTTGAGCGTTAGCGGCGTTTTGCGCGTTGGTTTGAGTTACACCGGCTCCAACAATCCCAGCTTGCTCTTGCCATTTTGCCATTTGCTCCGCGTATTGATATTGCTGTGCGCTTTCGGCGGTTAGTTTGCTTTGATACTCTTGCATGGTTCCTTGCCAATTTTCATTTAACGCTTGCTGATTCATGTTGTAAGCAGTGTTCATCCTCACAAGTTGATCATTTCCGGCTTTATAAGCCGCAACTTGCAAAGGGGCGCCCGAATCCGCCGTGACTCCACTGGCGCCATAAGATGCCCGGATAG